TCATGGACTCGACCACCGTCGTATCCTCGTTGACTCGAGGCATAAGTCCGTCAATTACCTCATCCAAGGGTCATCGGCGATCCTCGCCAAAAGATGGATGGTATTAGCTCATGAACATTTACCTGAATCTGCTAGACAGCTTGCATTCGTTCATGATGAACTACAATTTGAATGCGAAGAAAAAGATGTCGAAGACCTTAAGTTCTTACTTGAGTTATCGGCAACACAAGCAGGAGAATATTACAAATTAAGATGCCCTATAGCAGCCGAATCTCAATCGGGCTTAACATGGGCAGACGTACACTAATTTATGAAAATTTTATGTGATGCAGACTTCATCGTCTACAAATCATGTGCGGCGGCAGAAACTGAAGTTGATTTTGGGGATGATGTTATCCTTGTCACTAGCCACTTTAGTGATGCATATTCCGCTACCAAACGAGAACTTACCAAGATTCAAAACAAACTTGGGACATTCGCTGATATAATACTGTTCTTTTCAGACAGTGTTAATTTTAGAAAAAAAATTTTACCCGAATATAAAGGACATAGGAATCGTAAGAAACCATGCGGGTATAAACGTGTCATCAATGCTCTCCGAAAAGAGTATAAGGTTATAATGAAACCTGGCCTTGAAGCCGATGACAGTATGGGAATTTATAGCACAAAATATCCAGGGAATATAATAGCTTCTCCTGATAAAGATATGAGGCAAATTCCTGGCCAACTGTATGACTTTAATGAAACTTTCACAATCGAACCTGACGCCGGTGCAACTTGGCACCTTATTCAAACCCTTGCTGGAGATCAAACTGATGGATATGGCGGAGTCCCTGGAGTCGGAGTCAAACGAGCTGAAACCATATTCAAAGAGAAAGGATGCTCGTGGAAGACGGTGTTAGAAACATTTAAAGAGAAAGGTATGACCGAGCAAGATGCCTTAGTAAATGCTAGACTTGCTAGAATTTTAACTGCTGATGATTATGACTTCAACAAAAAGCAACCCAAATTATGGTCCCCCGCCTCCGATTACAAAGTTAACTCTAGACCAAGATCTAAAGCTAAGACAGCTTGAGCTTAAACTAAATAGTGGCGATGTTAACATGAAAGATTTCGCCACTATCTTTATAGCCTTACAACATCAAAATTTTGTAATGGCTAATTCGATTAAAAATTTATTAGAAAAATGGCCAAAGGTCCCACCTACTATCAACGAGGATCTATCAATGTTTGGGATTTTATTAGAGACCAAGGATTGAATTTCCATCTCGGTAATGCTATCAAGTATATCTGCAGGGCAGGGTACAAAGATAGCAAGATACAAGACTTAGAAAAAGCAATTCATTATTTAGAAAACGAACTCCACCATGAAAAAGACCTTTATTTCAGAGCAAGCCAAGGAATTCCGTACCCGATACAACCTGACATCCTCCCAGACGAAAGACAAGCGATCTTATCAGAAGAATCTGATCGTCGAGGAATTTAAAGAGTTCCTTGAAGCTGAAGGTTTGTTGTTTAGAAAAAACAGCACAATCGAATCGGAAGCCTTAAAGGAATTAGCTGATCTAGTTTATGTATGCTACCAATATGCTGAGAATATGGGGTGGTTCTTAGATGAAGCACTAGACAGAGTACATAAAAGTAATATGTCTAAGTTAGGAGAAGATGGTAAACCAATATATAGAGAAGACGGTAAAGTATTAAAAGGACCAAATTACAAACCACCAAATTTAGAAGACTTAATTTAATGACTGCAGAACTTATCTCCCGCACTGGTCGGGTCCAATCATGGTTGGATAACCCAGAATCAAGACTTCCAGTGAGCTGTACTGTGTTTGTCGTTGAGGACTCAATGGAGGGTCCAGAAGGCATCGAGGCTAGCTGGAGATTTGCGTCACATGCATTGAGACATGGGGCGGGGTGTGCTATACACCTATCGAAACTCAGACCGAAAGGTCACGAGAATGGAAAAGGCTTAACAGCTAGTGGTCCAGTCTCATTTGCAAAAATTTATTCAGTATTAAATGAAACACTTAGAAGGGGTGGGCATTATAAGAACGGTGCAATTGTTGCCCATATGGATATTGATCACCCCGATATTCTTGAGTTCGTGCAGCTTCCCCGTTCCGAAGCTCCCTGGATTAAAAGATGCGTCGATCTCGATCCCGGAAAATGGAACTCCACAAATTCAAAAGTTAAAGATGCCCTCCTCTATGGAATTAAGTCCGGGGACATCTGGCTCAACAAAATAAAGTACGATGACAAAGCTCAACGAATTTTTGGAAACGTTTGCCTTGAAGTTTACTTGCCCTCACGAGGGACATGCCTCTTGCAGCATATCAATCTCGGTGCCTGTGAAGTCGGGAACCTCAAAGACGCTTTCGTACTTGGCATGTCCGAGTTGTGCGAGCTCCATAGTCGCACAGGCGTCGGCGCAACTGGTGAATACCTCCCCTCAGAAACGGACCGGCAAGTCGGACTTGGATTGCTTGGATTAGCAAACTTATTAAAAAGATATAGGGTTACTTATGAAGCCTTTGGAAGTGCGTTGGCTGATGTCAATGCCGGCCAGCCGGCTCATGGGATACCAGGGGAAATCGCTAAACAATTTAAACTTGGTATTGAGTCTGCCGCCACAGTGGCTCGCAATCATGATATGGTTCGGGCATTTGCTATCGCACCCACTGCCAGCTGCAGTTATAAAAGCCAAGATCTGGATGGCTATACATGCACACCAGAAATCGCACCACCTATCGCACGCTCAGTTGATAGAGACTCTGGAACGTTCGGTGTCGAACACTTCGATTACGGACATGTCGAGATAGCAAGCGAAGTAGGATGGGATGCATATAAGAAAGTAGCAGATGAGATAATGATAATGATGGATAGCACAGGACTTCTTCACGGATACAGCTTTAACTCATGGAGTGATGTTGTAACCTACGATAGACAATTCGTAGAAGAGTGGTTAGTATCACCCCAAACCTCCTTGTATTACAGCCTTCAAGTAATGGGAGACACTCAAGATAAGACAGATGCATATGCAGCGTTAGATCAAGATGAAGTTGATGATTACTTGCAGGATATTCTCGGAAACGAGCCAGTCACCTGCGATTGTCAAGAATAATGAAAAAAGATCCATATGAAAAACTACTTGGGAGAAAGCGTAAGTGGACTCCCGTACAAACGGCTCCTGGTAAACTTAAGGAAGGTGCAGAAGAAACCATCTTCCGTGCTCTTAGTTTACGCCATATGGAGCTTCCTGTGGGTGCCTTTATTTCGGAGGCACTTACTAAAGATGTTCCCAGAACTGCAAGAACACTTCTTAATTCAAACGTAACAGACGAAGAAAATCATGACCTTGCTCTTGGGTATATTGCTAATTCAATTGGGGTTGACCCTACCGCTGAGTATGAAGCGTTCAAGCTTCGATCAGCATGGGAAGAACACCCCGACCACACAATACTAAAAGCTCTAGTTGCCGAACGTGCTATATTCTTTGTACTTCTGCCTTTTTTTAGGTTTTGTGGGGATCCTGGTCTCCGAACGGTATCAGCTGATATTTCCAGAGACGAACAAATACACGTGGCCACTAATAGCCTTGTATGTCTCGATATGGGCTTATCTTGGAGTCAATCTCTGGATAAACTTAGGAAGGCCACGATTAATTGGGTATTCCAACCCCTAGGTATAAATACTACCGATAAATATTTGGACAAAAATTTTTGGCTGGATTGCAGTGATCGCTTAATGTATGAAGGAAAGGCACCACAACTTTCTGACACACAACGAGCACGTATGCCAGCTTTCTTTGAACATTCCAATGTCAATCTCCCTCAATACGCTTAAGCTCCACAACGAAAGAGTTGATGAGCTTTTCCAAGAGGTGGAGAACCATTTCAAATGGAACCCCGTCCACCCAAAGGAGGATCTATCTTCCATCATGTACCGTGCTGGTCAAGCTAGTGTGGTAGAATATATAAGAAACAAATTAGAAGAGGACGAATAACATGTGCATAGGAGGTAAACCCCCGACTCCGCCAGCACCACCAAGGATGAAGCCGGCACCACCTTTGAAATCTCCTGCTCCACCACCAACCATACCTACTCAAGAAAGGATGGATGATGAAGAGACAGAAAAGATGAAGATATCTACAAGGAAAAAGAAAGCCCTTGAGATAAAGAAAACTAAAGAAGGTGTTAAACAGTTAGGAGCAATTGACCCTAATCTAATGGGCACAGGTGCACTACCTGGAGCTGGATCTGGAGGAATTCAAAGTCCTACAAATACTCCATAGGAGGATGCTATGTGTCTAACGGGAGGCTCTCCAAACTACGAATACAAAGAGCCGAAGAAAAAAGTTTGGGAAAGTGAGTACGAAGGACCCCCACCTAACACAGTCAATAATAAAATCATTGGTGAGGGTGGAGACTACAGCCAAGCTGGTACTGCAAATGAAAAACCCAAGCGTGCAAAATTAAAACCCAAGCCACCAACTAAACAATCAGATAAAATAACATCATGAGGATAATTATATGTGCGTAGGAGGAGGCGGCGGCGGCGGTGCCAAAGCAAAACCTGTTTATTCAACTAAGCAGACAGATGAAGCGATGCAAGAAGGCATTTTTGAAAATGCTGTCATGAATCAAAATCGTGACAAGATGAAAGCTGGTTCTGGTTCCCCATACAGCGAAGGAACCATAGGAGGTAGTGGATGGAGCCAACTTCCGGGCGGTAAAAAGTCCCATTGGACTAGCAATCCCACTTGGGATCAGAAACAATCAGATAAATCATTCGGAGGTTAATACAAATTATGTGTTTAGGAAATACTAACAAAAGTATGACTCAAACTGTTAGCTGGCCAAAGCCACCAGTTTGGGGAGATGAACCACCTCTTACAGTAGGTGAAGGTGCAGCTCCATCCATGCAAAAAGGTAAGAACGTAAGTTCTACTAATAAAGGTAAACTGAAGTCAGGAAAACAACCCGGTCAGTCTACTAAAAATACAGGACTATACTAATGAAAGCACGTGATAGATACTCTCAACTAACAAGAGGTAGATCTCAGTTCCTGGATACCGCAGTTGAGTGTTCTAGATTAACGTTGCCTTACCTCGTACAAGAGGATCTTAGTGCACGACCAACACATCAAAAGTTACATACACCTTGGCAATCAGTAGGAGCCAAGTCGGTGGTCAATTTGGCAGCAAAGCTTATGTTAGCGTTGCTACCTCCACAGACAAGCTTCTTTAAACTACAAGTCAGGGAAGATAAACTAGGTGTTGAGTTTCCAAGAGAAGTTAAAAGTGAATTAGACTTATCGTTCTCCAAGATGGAGAGGATGGTCATGGATTATATTAGTGCCTCTAATGATAGAGTAGTTGTCCACCAGGCTCTCAAACATTTGATTGTCTCTGGAAATGCATTAATATTTATGGGCAAAGATGGTCTGAAAAAC